TTACTTTAAATCAGTATGCAGGTGGTTATCTTTATGTAAATGATGGCGATGGGGAAGGACAATGTTTAAAAATTAAGTCTAATCCAGTACACGATCATTCGGATGATCCTTCAGTTGTAATAACATGCCACGATGCATTAGCTACAGCAATAGCAACTTCATCTAAAGTTTCTTTAATGTCAGACCCTTGGTCTGGACTTGTAGTTGCACCAGCAGCAGAAACAGGTGCAGCGATGGGGTGTCCCCTTGTTGATATAGCAGCTAGTGCTTACGGTTGGTTCCAAACTTATGGACCAGCAGCAGTATTAACAGTAGGAACTGTGGTACTTGGGCATAATGTAGTGAGATCAGCAACAGTTGCAGGTGGCGTAGCCCCAGCAACAAGCGACATCTTAGATATTGTTGGTACCTGCATGTTGGTTGATGTAACTACTGATTACTCATTAATTAAGCTAAATATATAAGCGGGGGTAACTTATGGCTGATGCAGTAACATCACAAACCATTCTGGACAGTGGCGGCAGAGACTTAGTAATGAAATTTACCAATATTAGTGATGGCACGGGTGAAAGTGCAGTTGCTAAGATTGATGTTTCTGCACTAACGTCTAGTGCTATAACGGGACAGTCGTGTAATCGAGTTGTCTTGCAAAGGATTTGGTTCAGTAATGTGGGTCAAGGCTGGTCATTGTATTGGAATGCAACTACCAATGTATTTATCTGCCAAGCCCCTAAAGACTGGACGGATACTTGGGACTTCACCGATAGCAGTCAAACGCTACCTGGGATTCCCAATAATGCAGGATCGGGTATTAACGGCGATTTATTGTTAACGACCAACGATGAGACCAGTGGCGACACTTACAGTATCGTTGTCTGGGCAACGAAAGGTTATACCAATCCTAGTTAGTGCCATTAAAGAAAGGTAAATCCAAAAAAGCGGTTTCCTCAAATATCAGGCGACTGCGAAAGGAAGGGTATCCTCGTAAGCAATCGGTAGCGATTGCCTTGAGTAAGGCGAGGAAATCCAAAAAGCAAAAACCAAAAAGAAGAAGGAGAAAATAGTGCCAGGATTATATAGCAGAAGAAAGGCGATCAGAGAAGGTATAGATTGGACTAAAGAGACTGACTACGATCCAAGAGATAAAAAGAAGCAGGGTTATGATGCCCGCCTCGATGAGTCTCTGGGAGCAAGAGAAGGTAAAGAAAGTACCAAGAGCCAAAGTTATAAGTCGAGACGGGACGAAAGCAAGGGAGCTGAAAAAGCTGCTGGCAAGAGAGCCTATCAATCTATAGACAAGTAATAAATGGCAACGAGTAGTACCAATACCTTTAATCTGGATATTGGCGAGATAGTCGATGAAGCCTTTGACCGTGCGGGTATGGAAGCTCGTACTGGGTGGCATTACAAGACTGCCAGACGCAGTTTAGACCTGATGATGCTGGAATGGCAGAATCGGGGGCTTAATCTATGGACAGTATCGGGACCGACTTCGCAGACTTTAACTGCGGGCACAGCATCGTATACCCTTGATTCTTCAGGGAATACGGTTGATTTAATAGAATACAATTTAAGAACTAATGACGGCGATAGTGGGAGTCAAACAGACTACACACTACGCCGTATTTCTATACCTGAATACGCTGATTTCCCGAATAAACTCACTCAGTCACAGCCCACACAGATTTTAATTAACCGTAATACGTCATCGTTGACGGTGGATTTACTCCCCGTTCCCGATGATTCCCAGACCTATAAGCTGATCTATTACAGTTTAAGGCTGGTTTACGATAGCGGTTCACCCGCTAGTTACAACATGGACGTACCCAAATTATTCCTGCCCGCATTGGCAGCAGGGCTTGCCTACTATGTGGCGATGAAGTTTCCGATGGATGCGGCAGACAGGCTTCCTTTCTTAAAGCAGGAATACGAACAACAGTTTAATTTAGCGGCAGACGAGAACAGGGTTAAAGCTCCAGTTCGTTTTGTGCCTTCTCAGACTTATAGCTAATGGCAGATTACGCCGCAGCTAAATACGCCATCGGCATTTGTGACCGATGCGGGTTTGAGTTCAAGCTAAAGGAATTACGCTGGGAGATATACGACCAGCACAGAACAGGTTATCGGGTCTGTTACGAATGTTTTGACCAAGACCAGCCACAGTTACAACTAGGCAGAATGGATGTGTCCGATGCAATAGCGGTGCGTGATCCTAGACCAGACCCGTCTTTACAGGCTAGTAGACGTTTGTCTGCTTGGAATCCGATTGGCGGTTGGGACTCAACTTACGGTGCGAGCAACTTGAACAATATGGTGATGCAAGGAAAAATAGGAAGATTAACGGTGACAACAACATGACATTAACTGAATTAAAAACTTTAATAAAAGATTATCTACAAAATTCTGAGACTACCTTTGTCAATGACTTAGATCAGATTATCAAACAGGCAGAAGCCCGTATCTTAAACTCCGTACAGTTACCTGTATTCAGAAAGAATCAAAGCGGTACTACCTCAGCCGATAATCAATATTTATCCATACCAACTGATTTTCTGGCTCCTTATTCTTTATCGGTTACTGACGGGGACAGTAATCAACAGTTTTTATTAAACAAGGATGTCAACTGGATAAGGCAAACTTATCCTTCGGCAACAGCTACTGGAAGTGGCTCCTTTCCCAAGTATTATTCCATATTCAGTGATGATTTCTTTATTATGTCGCCCACACCAGGAGCCGCATTTACCACTGAAATACACTACTTTTATAAGCCTGCTTCCATAACCGCAGGAGCTACAGGCGGAACTACTTGGTTATCTACGAATGCTGAGTCTTCTCTGTTATACGGTTGTTTGGTTGAGTCTTATACGTTTATGAAAGGAGAGCCAGATTTAATGGCACTGTATCGTGAACGCTATGATGAATCTATTGCACGGTTAAAAGTCTTAGGAGACGGCAGAGACAGGAAAGATGCTTATAGGGGTGGACAATTGAGAATGCCTGTAATGAGTTAATTTTTAAAAGGAGCAGATATGTTAAAAAAACCAATACCCGAATTAGAGGGTAAAAAGATAGCTTTGGTGGCGATGGGTAACAGTCAGTTAGATTACCATTTAGCCATTACGCACAGCGAGAAATTTGATGAGGTTTGGGTAATAAACGCTATGTGTGGAGTAATTCCTAATCCCGATAGGGTTTTTCTTCTTGATCCTCCGTCAAGATTTTTTGATACGGAAGATGCAGGCGATATGACTGAGCTAATGAGGGAAATATTACCTACGTTAAAATGTCCAGTTTACACTTGTGAATTGGATAAGAGGGTACCTGCCGCAGAACTGTTTCCATTGGAACCTTTAATAGAGGATGCAAAGTGTGCTTATTTAAACAATACCGTAGCTTATGGAATAGCCTTTGCGTATTGGAATAAGGTAGGTGGTTTGAATATTTTTGGAGCTGATTTTACCTATAAATCTAATTTATATTTTGCCGAAATGGGCAGGGGTTGTTGTGAGTTTTGGTGTGCTAAGTGCATGGAAAGGGGGATTGAAGTGTCTATTGCAGTGCGTTCTAATCTGTTAGATGCGAATATTGATGCCAAAGATAAGTTATATGGCTACCATCGTTTAGCCGATCCAGTTGTTAGTTATCAAGAAGACGGCGAGATGAAACTAATTAAGTGGTCAGAGATAATAGATAAAGGTCAGGTTCCAATAGGTATTTCGGATAGAAATGATAATCCTCTGGTCTGGCTAGACAGAAAAAATACGCCGACAGTTCCGAGTTCCAATGACCCAGTTGAACCCAAAGAATACTGATGGAAACAGAAAAATTTGAAACATCACTAGGGGATTTAGGGGTAAAGACAACGAATTACAGAGGTCACTCTATTGAAGAAGTGGCTCAAATGGCTACAGATAAATTGATTTCTGTAAGCGATACAGCACCCGAACCCATAAAGACACAGGCTCATGCGTTCAGGGAACTGTGTCAAAAGGTGATTGTGTATTATATGCAAGAAGCGGTTAATAACCACATTTGTACGTTATGCAATCAATTAGAAAAACAAGGTCAACAAGACCTAGCTAATATTATTAGGAGACTATAATGGCGATAACACAGGCGATGTGTACTAGCTTTAAGGGACAACTCTTACAAGCCAAGCACAATTTCTCAACAGGAGGAAACACTTTTAAGCTGGCTCTTTATACCAGTTCAGCTACTATGAGTGCTTCTACTACAGCTTATTCAACCAGTCAGGAAGCGACAGGAACCAATTACACGGCTAAAGGCGGAACTTTAACTAAAGTTGAACCTACTACTTCTGGAACCACTGGGTTTACGGATTTTGCCGACCTAACTTTTGGTACGGCAACCATTACTGCCAGAGGGTGTATGATTTTCAACGACACAGCTACAGGTGATCCTTCGGTTGCGGTCTTTGATTTTGGTGGAGATAAAACTTCTACGGCAGGTAGCTTTACTATTACCTTTCCCACCGCAGACGCAAGTAACGCTGTTATTAGAATAGCGTAGGATAGCCAATGGCTGTCGGTTGGGGTCGGTCTACTTGGGGTTCAGGTCCTTGGGGCGAACCTCATCAAGTTAATGTATCTGTAGCTCTTACGGGGCTTGCAGGTACTTCTGCGTTAGGAACTGAAACCGTTACCTGTGATGCTAATGTAGCAGAAACAGGAGTAGCGGGAACAGGTTCTGTCGGTACGGTTGTTGCCACAGGTGTAGCGATTGTTACTGAAACAGGCGTAGCTGGCACAAGTGCAATATCCAGTGTTACCGCAACAGGCGGTGCTAATGTAACCGAAACAGGTTTAGCGGGTACAGGTGCTGTTGGTACAGTAGTAGCTACTGGTGTCGCTAATGTAGCTGTTACGGGACTGGCTGGAACTACTGCACTCGGCACAGAAACAGTTAGTGGTGATGCTAATGTAACCGAAACGGGACTTGCAGGAACGGGTGCCGTAGGCACAGTGATCGCAGCAGGTTTTGCCATCACAGGAGTTAGTGGTACTGCTTCTACCGTTTCTCTAGGTGATGAAACCGTTACTGGTGATGCTAATGTTTATCCGACAGGAGTAGCAGGAACCTCGGCATTAGGCAGTGTAGGTATTATTGGTGTAAACATTATTGGAATTACCAGTGATGCACTAACATCAGGTCTTGGTTCGCTGACCGTTATAATTCCTATAAATATTACTCTTACGGGAGTTTATGGTACAGGAGCAGTTAATACATTGAATGTTTGGGGACTTATCGTTCCCGGACAAACACCAAATTGGTCAACTATTGGTGATTCACAAACACCGAGTTGGTCATCTATAGATGATTCACAAACAGCAGATTGGGAAGAAGTAGCTTAATTTAATGGAGAAAATAAATGGCAAGCTCATACATAAATAACTTAAGACTCGATGAAATGGCTACTGGTGACGGTAGCGGAACATGGGGTGTAACAACAAACACGAATTTAACGCTAATAGCGGATGCTTTCGGTAGTTCCTCAACAGGAATCACGGGAACTACGCACACAATTACTATACCTGATGGTACGGAAACGGATTCGGAATCAAGAAGAATGGCATTAACGCTAACGGGGTCTATTACCGCACTCAACACAGTTACCCTAGCACCCAACACAGTTAGTAAAGTCTGGATAATCCAGAACTCGGCTGGTTACGCAGTTACCCTCACCCAAGGTACAGGAGCCAATGTCGTAATACCGAATGGCGGTATTAAGATGATTGCCACTGACGGAGCAGGGAGTGGTGCTGCCGTGACTGATGTTTTAGACATGACAGGTGGCACAGGCAACGTAGGACTCGGTAGCGGTAATTTAGGCACAGCCCTAACCACAGGAACAGACAACGTAGCCATTGGAGAAGCGTCACTGGATGCGGTCACCACTGGTTCAGATAACACTGCAGTAGGCGATAATGCACTCGGAGCGAATACGACTGCGAGTGACAATACTGCGGTTGGAAGTTCAGCTTTGTTGGTTAATACCACAGGCACACAAAGAACCGCTGTAGGAGTTGAGTCTAGCTATGGTTCAGATACAGAAAGTGATAACACAACCTCTGTAGGCTATCGTTCTATGTATATGAACGATGCTACATCTGCTGATGCAACAGATTCTGTAGCCATAGGTAATTCGGCTATGCTTGCAGATGCGTCAACTTCAGCAAGTTTAATTAGTAACACAGCCATTGGCACAGATGCTATTAGGATTGCTGCTAACACAACAGGAGCAGTCAATTACAACGCAGCCGTTGGAACACAGGCTATGAGGTTTAATGCTAATACAACAGGATCAGTGCAATATAATGCAGCCCTTGGCTATGAGGCTCTTGAAGTTGATGCTAATACAACAGGATCAGTGCAATACAATGCGGCTGTTGGCTATAGAGCATTAAAGACTGCTTCAAATACAACTGGTAACGTACAATATAATATTGCAGTTGGTGCTAATGCTTTGCTTCTCAATGTAGCAAACAACAATACTGCTGTTGGTTACAATTCTTTAACAGCAAACACGACAGGTACTTCTAATGTAGCCGTTGGTAAGGATGCTTTGTTATTAAACACGACAGCTTCTAACAATACAGCCGTTGGTTTTGGGGCTTTAGACGCAAACACGACAGGCTCTCAATTAACAGCAGTTGGTACAAGTTCTTTAGGAGCAAACACTGACGGAGCATATAATACAGCCGTTGGTGAAGGTTCACTAGAAGCAAATACCACAGCAGATTACAACACAGCAGTTGGCTGGAATGCAGGTAAGCTAGTCACAACAGGGGAACAAAATACTCTGATAGGCAGAGAAGCAGGACAAGCAGGGAATCTTTCACAAACTACTTTGGTAGGTGGAGCAGCAGGATATGCGATGACTACCGCAACAGAAAGTGTTGGAGTCGGTTATGCTGCTTTATTATCAACCACCACAGGTTCTTCAAATACAGCAGTTGGTTGGTTCTCTATGTATGCA